CCCCTCATCATTCATTGATAGGGCAAGCCTTTCAGCTTTCTGTATTACCTTTATGGAGTAGTCTATTTTCTTCTGTAAACTTGGTGTTATTCCGCCCATAGTTAATTATTTTATAAATTCAAAATTAGCTTGATGGTGAGTAAAATCACCATTGCCGAATATGGTTACAGAATAATACTTACCATCTTCAAATATAAATTCCAAATAGTTTTCATCTTGGAAATAAACATATACATTTTGCGGTAACTCATTTTCTATAAAATCGTATGCACTTTCTATATTATTAGCGTGAGAAACTTCCGTTTCCCAATGATACGAACCATTTTGAATGTCTGATATTGATACCATACTGTTTTAATCTTTAATGTTTCTCTTTACTCTCCAAATAAGCACAAATTGCTATACACCATATTGCTACAGATACTAATAAAAAAGTTACTCGCATAACAGCATCTACACTCGTTACCCATACTATATCCCAATTTACAAAGGCAAATGCCAAATAGCAAACTATAAGAACAATGCCAAATAGTAGCGATAATTCTTTTATCATATCTTAACTGTTTGCCAGCGCAACAGCTATGCTGCCGTTGTACTTTACATTTTTTACTATAAAGATTTCATCATGGTATCTTTCAATACCAATCCAATCTGTATCTTCCATTACCACTTCAATATCTCCGTACTTTTCGTACTTTTCTTGAAGTTCTTTCTGTAATTCTAATATTGTCATAACTCGGAATTATCTTTACTTATTAGAAACCTACTGCGTCAAACCAATTCATAAGTTTGCCATTGCTTTTTAACCGATACTTCCATCTACCTGTAATGAAAAAGTGTATGGGGCTTGTCATCAACATAATTATAAATGTAATGAAAGCAAAAGGCATAGATAACCTAACAAGCAGAGACACGGGTTTCTCTTCGGTAGTGTAAAATTCAATACCAAGTTTTCTAAACCTATCTACCATTTCTTCATTACTTACATTTTTAAGTTCAGGAAATGTTTCCTCAAACTCAGGAATATAGTGCATATACCCATTTGAACACACTCGCCTTAACTCTGTAAACATAATTTTTGAAATCATAATCCCAATGCTTGTTTAATTTGTTTCTTATAGTGTTCGTTGGCTGCCTGCTTGGCATCAGAAAGAGAGATATAACAACTGATATGTACACTATTACAGAATAAATGAAATTCGTTATAAGCAAATTTTATCCTGTAAGAAACGCCAAAAGAAGATATCGCAATGTATAGTCCATCTTCGAAGGCTTTTGACCATTTCAATTTTGGCATATTCTCCACCACGCTCTCACGCCCTGCGTTGAAAGCATCTTCAATATCCTCTTCGGTGAAGACCTTGTTTCCTGAAAATGATACCTCGTTTCCGCTTAGTCTGCCTTGTAATCTTGCAGTAGCGTACTCTTCTGCTAAATTTTTCTGTTTCATTTTACATATCCTCCCAAATTTTAGGTACAAACTCGTCATCGCCCGACCTTTCAGCCATTGCAATTACACCGCAAGCAATCTTAAATTGTTCTACGGTTATTCTTTGTTTCTTATTCTTATGTAGCCTCGCCTTTCTATCTCTTTCAATTCCTCCCACTGCTCATTTTTGACGTTTACGACCCATTCGCCGTTTACCGTCATTTTCTTTGGAAAGCCAAAGTGTTCCTGTATTTTTCGTATCGTGGATAAATTTCTCGTGTGATAGTAAATTACTACTTTTCGCATTTCTTCATTTCCTTGTATTTTTCATACGACACAGCACGCCTTGCGTAACTCTCTCTTTCTGCTTCTTTTCTCTTTTGCTCTGCTCTGTCTATCAGTATTGCCCTATCCTCCATAAACAGCCTCAACGCTTTTAGTATCTTTACCGCATCTACTATGCCGTACATCTCCACGTAGTCTCCGTATTTTAGCTTTTGCAAGAATAGCATTAACTCCGATAGCTTTAAGAAATAATACCTACCCAGTATCATAGCCGATAAGCTCTTTAGCGTGTCAATAGGTAGCTTGTTTTCCTCCTTAACGCCCACAAAATTTTGGTAGTCGTTAAGTTGGATAGTGAGCCAATCTACCGCTACCTGCTCTCCGTAATCTCTTCGCACTACTGCTAACGTTGGCGCAGTGCCGTAAATAGACCTTTCGGGGTAAGCGTAGCATTTAGGCTGCAACGTAGGACTAAAAGCCGTCAATAGCTGCCGTGTTTCTTCTTGCGACTTACAAGTATCTGGACATAACGTCTTCGATGACTTCTCTATTTCGCTTCTCTCTTTTCTCACTATTTGAGTTATTGTTTTCATCTCGTTTTTCCTTTCCGTTCTTTAACCAGCGATTTACCATACTATCCAATCGCTTTATTTGCTGCCCAGACGATGTTACCCAACCTTGCGCATCGTAATAGTAGAAAAAGTCTTTAGCCTCGTTTTCTGTCATTCCTTTGCTTAAACAAATCTCTACGACTTCTTCGATGGTAGGCGTTTCCTTTTCTGACTTCGTTTTTTTAGGCTCATCAAATTTTAAGTCTAAATTTTCCGCCTCGTCTTTTTTTCTTTTTATATTTTCTTTTTTTATCTTAGTCTTAGTCTTATTCTTATTTACCTGTGCAGTAACCTGTGCAGTAACCTGTGCAGTAACCTGTGCAGTAACCTGTGCATTTTTTGCACAGGTATCAATAACAGTATAGGTAGAAAATGGTTTACCATTATACGTTGCGTACTCTATTAATCCTGCTATCTTTAATCTATTTCGTGCATCGTTAAATGTATGACGTGTGCTAATTCCTAACTTTGTCATAATTTCCAAGTTACTTCTACGAAAGGACGGCTTCCACGATAGACCGTTCGCGATTTTTAAAAGATAAAAATACAGCGCAATGTCTATGGGGCGAAAATCGTACTCTTCACTAAGAAGCCAAAAATTATTTATCAAATTAATGTAGCTCGTCATAATCTCACACTCCTTTTATATATTCCGTTACTGCCTTTTGGAACTCTTCTAAAGAATGACAAACAACGTATTTGTTTTTCATCTCCTTTGCTTTCCTTTCATATTCCTTTTGGCTTTTAGACTGTTTTCCAATAGGCGTTTTCATTTCTATACACAAAGATGCATATCCACCTATCGGCACTTGCAATATTAAATCAGCAACACCACTACGAACTCCCTCGTCTTTCATTATTTTTGCCGTCCACGCATTGCGTGCACCACCATTAGGCACGGCAAAGAATAACTGCTCTATGTTAGGATATGTGCGCCTAAACCAAGCAACACATTCCTTTTGTATTTGACTTTCCGTTAAAGGTTTCATAATCTAATATTTACCTTTGAAAATGTCCATAGCTGCGTCCATAAGCATTTGCTGTGTACTTATTTTCTTTTCCTTAATGTTATCAACAGTACCTGTTACACCGTTAGCTATGTCTTTTTTCGTTTGTATCAAATTGTACATATATTCGTCTATCGTATCTTTGCCGAGTAGATAAGTACACGTAACAGCATTTTTTTGCCCATTTCTGTGCGCTCTGTCCTCCGCCTGGCAACAATCCGAATAAGTCCACGGGAACTCTATAAATAACACGTTAGAGGCTGCCGTAAGCGTTAAGCCTGTACCGCCACTTCGATAGTTCAAAATGATGAGCTTTGTTTTCTCATCTTCCTGAAATTTATCTACCGCCATTTGTTTTTCTTTATCGTTGTCCTCGCCTGTTACCGTAACAGCATCGGGGAACTCTGCTTTAAGGTCGTTTACAACTTGTTTTAGGAAACAAAAGACAATTAATTTATTTCCACCATCTATCGTGTTATGTATTATATCAACAGCTGCTTTTGTCTTTCCTTTTGAGGATATTTGCTTTAATATTCCCATTTTGACCATTACAGCTCCACGAATAGCACGTTGTATCTTTTCATCGTCTGCGTCTTTATAATTTCTCAAATATTGCAGTATATCTGCCTTTGCCTCGTTGTACTCTTTCCGGTTGTCTATGTCTACAACTAAATACGACCGAGTTTTGTCGGGCAACTGCTTTAACACATCTTTCTTTTGCCGTCTAAAGAAACAAAACTTATGCAAAAAGAAATTCAGCTCCTTTAAATGACTTGACTGGTTTACACCACCGCAATACCGCTCTATAAATTTAGAATAGCCTCCGAAATCTTCCAACCTTTCCATAACGTTAAGCTGCTGTATCAAATCTACGTTGTTGTTTACCACTGGCGTGCCTGTAAGCTCTAATACGTACTCTTTGCCTCGTGCTATGCCTTGTACGAATTTACTTTGCTGTGTTCTGCTTGACTTGCATTTGTGGCTTTCGTCTATTATTACAGAACGAAACAAATTTATACGCTCATCAAATTCGATACTTCGTAGCGTAAGCCTCGAACTCTCTTTTATCTTCCTCACAAAGAATTTTTTTAAGCTCTCGTAATTCACAATAAAGACCTTTGCCAGTGGCTCGCCTTTTTGGTTTCTCACCTCCCAAAAGCGATGCCACGTAGTTCTGTTGCTATCACTTAATATTACCGCATTGACGTTGCCGAACTTTTTAAACTCTCTTTGCCAATTGACTTTTAAAGACGATGGACAAATGACCAATGCAGGAAACGCTCCGCTTGTCGTCATCGTTCCTATTGCTTGTGCCGTCTTACCAAGTCCCGGTTCGTCCCCCATTATGCACCGCTTCTTCTCCAGTGCATAAGCAATACCTTCCTTTTGGTATTCGTAAGGTTCGAGTACCATATTATGAGACACTGTTAATTTAGGCATTTCGGGTACTTCGTAACTCTCTACTGGCTCTTCGTCCGTCTGCCATTTTACGCTATCGCAAAGATGACGTGAAATAGCCCACGTTGCCATCTTCTCTAAATACCATTTATCAGTAGGGCTGACCTCCCAAAATCTCCCGTCAGCCCTATACCTTGCCGATGGTATCCTCTTTGTACATTCGACCAACATCGGGCGATAATCAAATTCCACTTTATAGCAGTTAGGTGTTAGCGTATATCGCAAAATGTTTGGTTTCATTATGCCGTTTTCTTTTCTTTCTTGCTCTTTTTCTTTCCACCGTGTACCACTTCTACTGTAACTTGTGGCACTTCGTCAGGCTTTACGTCGCCACTAAATGGGTTATCGTCCTCGAATTTCAAACTTTCCTCCTTTAATCCCCATTTCTTCTCTTTTACGTACTGCTCCGCCTCGTATTTCACAGCCTCAACGGCAAGCGACAATTCGGATAAATACGGATAATATTCATCGTCTGTAGTATTAATCTTTGGCGATGAAAGACGTATAACATCGCCTCTATCTAATATCCTCGTGCCTCCTAACGACACGTTGTTACACGTATCAATGCAGATACTCTCTACATTGATACGTGTAAATACACTATCTACTTCTATATCTCTTTGCGCTTGCAATTCAATAAGAGTGTATTTACTTTCTTTCTGTTCGGTTAAATGTACCAAGTGTGGTACTAATTCCTTTACAGCCTCTTTTAAATCTCTGTGAACGATATTTGCGCCTGTCATATTAATAGTGTCGCCATCGCCATTTGAATACACCACGTTTAGTGTATTCGTTTTTGTTAGTTGAATTTTCTTTATCTTCATCTTTTATATTGTTCGTAAAATTCTTCAAAATACCTATCATCGGGTATAGGTAGCGTTATTCCTAATTCACTTGCTGCATCTGCCTGTATTTTCGTCATAAACTCTGACATTTCAACAGTAGACAGCATAGACGATGTTCTGTATATATATTCTTCCTTATTATTCACATATATAATACGTGAAAGGAATTTTTTACAATAATACATATAAATATCGTCCTTGCTCGTTCCTGTGTTTTCTTCGATACAAGCAAACCACGCCCACATCAAAGAATTTTGATTTATGGTGCGCTTTTCTCTCGTTCTCTTTACTGTTATCGTATAGCTACCATTAGAGAGAGTAGAGAATAGGCAGTCGAGTTCCGCACTTAACGACACTCGACCACCTTCTTTTTTCATATAAATAGTTTTCATTTAAAATGGCAAATCATCATCAGTTGGAGGCGGGAAAGGTGCGCCTTGCTGTTGGTAATTACTTACTTGTGTTGGTTGAGCTGCTTGTGTTGGTTGAGATTGCATCGGCTGTGCTTGTATAGGCTGTTGCGCCTGTACACCTTGTTGCGTGTTTTGTTTTAAATTAAACACGTATAAATCTTCAGCAATTATTTCTGCTGAAATTCTTTCTACACCTTGCTTATCGGTGTACTTGTTGTAAGTAAGCATACCGTCTACCGCAATACGCATTCCTTTCTTCACATACTGTCCTGCGTATTGAGCATTTGCACGCCATACACACACGTTATGCCATTGTGTTACTTCGGGTACGTCCGTACCGTCTTTCTTTTTATAGCCTCCTGTACTCGTTGCGAGGCTAATTCTTGCATACCACAACCCCTGCTGTGTCTGCCTTGCCTCTACGTCCTTACCAACAGTACCAATGAGGCTAACTCTATTCTTGCATCTTGCCATCTTTATAATACTTTTATCGTTATACTACCTTTAGTCGGTGATACCTTTACGCACTCCGCATATATATCGGGGTACTCTTTCTTTAGTTTTGCCGTATCTAAAATTTTCCTCGTACCGTCCAACTTTCGTGTTATCGTCAGACGGTCGCTGCTCCACTTCTTAACATTATGCTCTACCATAAGAGAGAGTAGACCAGCTTTCATTTCCTTTTGCTTTGCTTCCAGCTCTTTTATAGCTGTTTCCAACTTTATAATTTCATTTTCAGCATCTTTAAGGCTTACGGGCAAAGCCTCCTCTATAGGTTCTATTTCTGTGCTTTTTACGCTTTCTTCTTTCGTTTCAGCACCAAAATATTTAGCTCTATACGGCGTACTGTCTTCTTTTGCAAGATATGCCTTAATTATTTTCTTGCAAGCTACCGTTGGCAACCTTTTAAGCTCCATAAGCTCCGCCTTGCCGTATTTTTCTTTAGGTAGCCATATCACATACAGCTTGCCTGCTTTCTTTCCTTTGTTGCAAAGTTCAAAGAGATAAGCGTAAATAGACAATTGTAACGTTACGTTGTTTACGTGTATCTTGCTTGTCGTTTTAATATCTGCTAACGGATAACAACCGTCCTCACCTTTAGAAAAGACAACATCAATACTTGACGCTATATCTTTTCCATCATCTACTAAATACTCGTTAGCCTCCGTTGTAATGCTATTTTCATTCTTTAGTCTTATGTATTCCTGTACTTCGGGCAAATCATCGCCCAAACTGCAAGTATCGTACAATTCGCACTTGCTATGAATTAGACTGCCGTGTGCTGCTGCTTTCATCAGTACCGTTTCGGGAATATCTGTATATGTATCAGGAAATAGCCATTTTACAATAGCCGTAACACCGCTCAACTTTTTACCATTAAGTGTGTACGTGTGTTCCGCCTCATTGAATATCACAGAACTTTCTTTTAAGTCATTGCTTTTCATATATTATGCCGTTTTATTAAAAGTTTTAGTTTGTTCTTGACAAGCTGCAATAAAATCTTTATCGTTTTTAAAATCTTTGTATTGGTTATAAATTTCCTCCAATTCTTTGCGACTTTTCGTCCGTTTGACTTGGTCTATAGCCTCCAACTTGTAATCTATCGCCCCCTTTGGCGTGCCATACGTGTAGCGCACCTTTCCTTTGTCATCTTTAACAGAAAGATAAGATACCCTACGTGCCTCATCGTATTCAATAGCATCAACACTAAAGCGTGTTTTCGGCTGTTGCTTGCCATTGAACCCTGTACGCCACTCGTCAGCATTCAACGACACCCACACGAAAGGACACGTGTATAACTCACGCCCTATGCCCCAATTAAAGCACGCACGCTTAAAAGCATCAGACGCCTGTCCTTTCTCTTTTTCCGTGTTGCTTTCCGTGCCAACATCTTGTTTTGACACCCATTCGCCATTATCTGTACGTATGCTCACCGTACAGAACAAGTTTCCGTTTACCACTTCGTGGCTGCGTTTCCAATTCTCCGCCCCCACGACTTCATCGAGTAGCTGCATATCTACTCGGGCGTTCTTATACATTAGTAAAGATACGCCTTTACCCTCGCTGACAGTACCTACACGGCACTCTATTTCGTCAGCTTTTAAAGTTCTAAAATTAAAATTATTGTCTTTCATATCTAAAAAATAAAAATTCGTGAGTACGGGGGTATCGAACCCCCTAAACAATCACTTGCTCGCAACCTTGCTGTACTCTCCTATGAAATCACTAAAAAAAGAACTTAAATACATTTAAATATTCCCTTTTTCCTCGTTTCACAACGAAACAAAAAGAGTAACACAAAATAATAATATTGATAATAAGAGTATGTTATCCTTTTCTACAACTCTTTACCAGTAGAGTTGCCACCGCAATAGCTGACAACCCTACAAATGGGCGTTGTTCCGCTGTAAGTATTCCGCAAAGGAATACTACAACTGCAATGTTATACAAAATAACATTTCTATTCGTTACATCTTCCTCTATCATTTTAGAGTACATTTCATTTTTGCACCCTAACCAACTAATAACCTTATTTCTTATATTTTTCATATCATTCTGCTTTTGCGTGCCTTAACACGTCAGCTGCATTTATCAGCCATTTACCGTGCTGGCACTCTTTATTACCTTTTTCGGCTCGTATCTTTCCTGCCGTAATGAGCCTCTCTAAACGAGTACGCCCACCAACTATTTTTTCACTGAAACGAAAACCGAAAAACTTATTATTCATCACTCGCATTATAGCGAGTAATTTTTCCTCGCTATTCATCATATTATCTTATACGTGTTACATCAACGTGTAAGCCACGTGGAATAACAGAGAAAACAACTTTTTCTCTTCTCATCTGTGTGGCAATTTGGTACGCCGTAACACGTACAGACCCCATTCTCTCTATAGGGTATCTCTCTACATCGCCCACTTTCATTTTCTTTAAAGTAGATGAAATAGGCTTTTTCTTTTCCCCGTATATGTATTTTTTCTCTTTCATATTTTTTTATTTTTTATTTTACCATCTTTTCTGTATTCTTCTGAAAAGATTTACAGACGCCTCAACATCTTCCTTTATACTGATAACTCGCTGGCATTCGCACTCCCACCACTTACGGTATTGTGCTGCCATATTGCGAGCTTCTCGCAATTCTCTCTCCAGTTTGTCAATGCTGGCTCTTAGTGCAGCATTTTCTACTTCTAAATCGTCAAATTTCTTTTTTTCTTCTGTATCCATATTTTTTTATTTTTATTTTGTTTATTATTATTCGTGGCTGGTTAATGTACTACCATTTGTTTGTGTTACTATTCTTCGCACTATGCTGCCGAATCCAACGGCACCAGCCTATTTTTCCTAACTTTTATTACTTTCTTCCTCGCTGCTTGCTTCGACCTACCATTGTAGGCTGCTTGCTTCTGCGATTGACCTCTGCATCGTTGCTATGTGGTTTTTAGCCTGCAACTTACAGCCCCATCAGGCTGGAGAACCGACACAAGTAAGTGTGCCTCTTGTGGCAAAGGTGGACTTGAACCACCTGAGAGCCTTGAACTCTTTTGCCTTTGCAGCCTCTTTCAGTCATTTTTATTAATGTGAGATGGCTCAAAGTTTTGCGACCGCAAATCTGTACTCACCGCGCGTAGTGGGTGCTGTGGACTTGAACCACGTGTCAGCCTAAAAACTGAACACCCTATGTAATTTTAAGTGGCAAAAATTTTATTCTTAATATATTTATTTATATCTTTGTTTCAAGATTACAGCACAAAGGTAAAGTTTATTGGACAAATGTGCAAATTTTAATGAACATTTTTCTGTTAAACTTTGTAAACTTTAATATACATATAACGTTAAATGTATGAATATCAATAGAATAAGAGAGGCTATCGAAGTTAGCAAAATTAGCAAAAGCGAGCTATCAAAGCTCACTAAAGTTTCACGAACTACCATTGAAAACTTACTTGCAGGTGCTGACGTTAAAGTTAGCACCATTGAAAGTTTAGCCTACGTGCTAAAGCTCCCCGTAGGTTACTTCTTTGATGATAGTATAGTAAATATTACAGCCTCTGGCGACCAGTCTATCGCCACAAATAGTGGATATATTACCTACAATGGGCAAACAGGTAACAACGACCGCATAGGCGTTCAAAACAACTACGGTTGCAAAGACAAAAAAGACAACGTTACTACCTTAACAGATACTGTTGCCACCTTAACAAAAGAACTCGAAACCTCGCAACAGCAAAAGAGCCATTTAATAGACGTTGTTTCGACATCGCAACAGCAAATATTACAAATGACAAATATAATTGATAGACTAACAACAAAATGAAAGGTAGCGAAATAAGGCTGATATTGCAGCAGCACCGTGTAAACTTTGCTTGGCTGTCAGAACAATTAAGCGTAACACCACAGTGCCTCAACTCACGACTTAATGCCGAAAATTTCAAAGATGCTTATTTGAAAGAAATAACAACCGTTTTAAAAAAGGATATTTTCGGACTAAACACAAAAGAAACGAAACAACCCATTTTAAATATAGCCGTCCTTAATGACCTTTCAAAAGAACTAAGCGAAAGTAACTATCCCGTAATAGAATACGTCTCTATACCAGCTTTTGCTGGCTGTGTTGGTATTCCATATTACGGCAAAGACGCACTACCAAAATACGACAGTGGAGACGTTATATTCGTACAGCCAACAGAGGAAGAAATAACAGTAAATTCTCTTTATTTCGTTATAACATCTAAATTTCGCTTTATTCGTTGCGCCTATCCATCTGAAAATAACGATACTTATATTTTTAAGGCTATAAATCAAAATTTTGAAGATGTTACCCTAAATAAAGTGGACATTATCCACGCCTACAAAGTAGTTGGGGCGATAACTCGAATAACAATATAACATAAAACAAATATAAAATGAAAAAACTATTTTTTATCGCCATTCTTTTAATGGCAAGCACATTTACCTACGCACAAAAAGTATTATCGCACAGTTCTACAATTGCTAAATTTGGAGACGACACTATTGACTTGATAGAAAATGCAGACGGCACAAAGTATTACGCCGCTAATATTACAACGTCCGACCTGAAATCAATAGGGACAAAGCTCGTAAATGTAAATAGGAAAAGTATTTATATGAAATTTGCAACAGAAGAGGAAATGATACGTGTATTTAAATACCTTTACCACTTGGACAAAAGCGAGGGCAATTTGATAGACCTTGAAAACCTTTCGCACAACACCGTCTACGTTGGCAAAAAATATATAGCAATATCTTCTCCTGAAGATGTAGAAAGTGTAGTCGTTACATCTTGGCTATTTGGCAAGCTCCTAAATTCTTTAGGTATTTCAGTACTCAAAGACGATAAAAAAGCCTCATCAAAAGATGATATGTATAACAGGTCTAAACCACTTTTTTAGGCTTATTTTTTTATAAAACGAATAAAAAGGTATTTTTACGTTCTTTGTAAATATCTTATAAACAGTAATTTATTACGTTTTCTTCGTATATTCTTCTAAGCTGTGGGTCTTGGGTTCGAACCCCAACGGAATCACAAAACAAGGAAAGAGGATTTTGGAAACAAAATCCTCTTTTGCGTTTAAAAATACTCTCTTGTAACCTAATTAGTACATTCAGCGGTGTTTACGTTTAATGTTACTCTCTGTGCTTAATGCTACATGCTGAGCCTTCAAAATTAAATACCGTTATATTTAGTCTATTCCATAAAGCATATTCCATCAGCCTATTGGTTGCTCCATATTTAATTTCTCATGCACCCCAAAGGAATAACTTTAACACCGTCGGGACGTGAGTAAGCCATTACACCGCCTGTTATCACCATAAGCAGGTCTGGCTCACGAAGTCGAACTTGCTTTTCTTTTGCATTGTATTGCTGGACCAGACGTTTAATTTCTAAAAGATGTTCAGCTCCTTCCTCTATTTCCCTGCTTCCAAGCTTAAACTCAATGAGAGCATATCTCCCATCTTCTAAATGAAGAACGGCATCTGCTTCTAAATCGTATCGGTCATGATAATAAGAGATATAGCCTCCTAATGCCTGAGAATAAGCCTTCAAGTCGCGAATACACATACACTCAAAAATAAAGCCAAAGGTCTTCAAGTCCATTAATAATGTTTCTGGAGACATAGATAGGGCTGCAACGGCAATAGACGGATCAACAAATTCTCTTTTAACACCCCGACGTATGGCTGATGCCGATCTTACCGCTGGACTCCATGCTTCTATATCTTGTATAACAAAAAGTTTGGTTAATGCGTTTATATAATCATTCAAAGTATTTTCTGAACAATTTTCTACATTTGCCCTAATATCCTTCAGCAGACTACTTTTCTTTGCCAATGTTGAAATGTTTCGTGCGTAAGTGCGCAAAATAAGCTGACTAAGTTTTTCGTTGCGTGTAATTCCATCGATGGTTGAAATGTCAATTCTGCAAAGACTATTGATATAGTCTTTTGCAACCTGAAGGCGTGCTTTGTCCGTTTTGCGGATTAATGATGCTGGCCATCCACCTCTGCAAGCTGCAAAAACTAAGTCCTCCAACTGCATAGGTGATGTTATCCCATCAATATCTATAAGAGGATTATCAAATAGGTTTTTCAAAGAAACAGCACCTGATGACTCTTTCGACTCAAACAGACTCATAGGCAACATTCCCATAGTTGCAATACGCCCCGTCCCTGAATGTCGAATGGCACTTTTGTCTATAGAATTAGAGCCTGTCAAAATAAACTGACCTACGTCATTTCGTTCGTCTACCACTGTTCGCACAGAATCCCACAAGACAGGCAATTCTTGCCATTCGTCTATCAAGCGAGGTGTTTTGCCTGTCAATAATAAAGATGGTTTGATAGCTGCGGTAGCAAAATATTGTTCTCGCATATCAGGGTCTTGTAATTTAAGAACACTTGCAGCTTGTTGTGTAGCTGTTGTTGTCTTTCCACACCACTTGGGACCTTCTATCAATACCGCACCTGATGAGTCAAGTAGATCGGTAAGCAAACTGTCTACCATTCTTTTGTAATACTCCATATACCAAATATTTTTTGCAAAAGTAACGTTTTTTTTCGGCAC